TTTCTTCGGCATTGCCGCCATCAACACAAACAAAAACACTATGGGCGGGTATCGATATATTGTCAAGCTGCAATGGCGTCCCATAAGGATTATCGTATGCAAATACATCTTGAACATTATCCACTTTAAGCACTGCACTTTTATAATTACCAAAAAGAGCTGTTCCGTTAAAAATTCCATTCAAGATTCTAAGTTTATAAGCAGCATCACTTTCTTTTTCATTTCCAAGAACAGCGGGAGAAGTATTGGTTATTGTTTCCCATCCGTTAAGCCCAAGGGTAGAACTTGCTACAATAATATTTAATTCCCCTATTCCAAGAGAAATAGGACCGGTTTGAGAGCATATAAAATTACCTTCAGCACTTCCTGTGGTGCTAATTATAATTTCAGATTCGTTAAGCCAAACGATGCCGTTTGCATCCAAAGCTTCAGCATTTGCCGGGATTACAGTGTTTGGGATACCTGTAACGGTAGCAAGTACTCTTGATGGTTTGGCTCCGTTTCTTGGAATGTCGAAATTTGCACCCCAGGCATCCAAAGCAGGTCCTGAAGACAAGGAAATATTTATCATAATATTTGCCATTTGGGCATTAAAGGCAATCGTAGCAATTCTTGCCTGTGTTTCCGTGTCTATCAAACGACCTTGAGGTGTGGCTTCTTCCAAGGATAAATCCGGGCCAAGCGCTTCTTTGTATTCATCTTGAACCGTTTGCAAAATATCGGCTGTATCAGGAATTATTACCCCGTTATCTTGAAAAGTATAGTTGCCAGTAAAATTGTTAGCCATTTAAAGTTACCTGTCCGTAGTCGGTTATAATATCTACTGAATAAGAATAAATGCTGTCTTTAACTTCATTATTAAAATTCAAAACTTCCTGTGTATCTTCCGTATCTTCAAGAGTACTAAGAAGTTCATTTTGGTATAAATCAGGATAGCAGGGGCTTGAAAAAATTGTATTAAAGAAATCTATTCCTTTTTCCGTGTTATATGGAAGTTCTCCTCTATTTGTTTGGGATTTATTTACAAAAATATTTCCCATAGCTTCTAAATTTTGAGCCATAGCAAGATTGCCTGAAGCATCCAAATAAATATCATTATTTTGATTAATAGGAATAGTTTTCACTATGAGCCCCCAGTTGCAATACCGTTTGCGACGGTTACAGAATTTGTAAATGTACCTGTTGTGCCATTATCGGATGATATTATTTGGGCTGAAAATTCGCCCTCCACACGGGTTTTTCCATTTAATGTAATTTGTGCAGCATTCAACGTAATCTTTCCACTTGAAAGACTGAACCTTGTACTTCCATCTATTGAGCTTAAAACAACAGCACCTTTATCATCTTCTGATACACTAAAACCATTAATTATAAGCGGAAAAAAGATACTATCTTTATATTGATGACACTCATAATCTGCGGGAGCAAAAATATTTAAAAGCTGTTTAAAAACAGAAATATTTCTGTCGGATGCAATTAACATCTCCTTTATTAATAGGAAATTTTTGTATAAAACCGCCACCGCCATATCTAAAAACAGGAATATCTGAAAGCGGGGTTTTAGAGAGCTTACTCCCTGTTGAAGTGATATTTTGAGTTAAAATTTGTACTTCGGCACGATTTGTATCATCATTATAGGAAATGATTTTTGCAGGAGTTACCTTTTCAAGCTTTTGCGCAAATTTTTGGAATAAAAATTCAAACGCACCGCTTTCACTTTGACCGTCCGCGGGTCGATAAGAAGGGATTGAAATATCTATATCTTCATTTGCCATTTATAAAACCCCATAACGTTTACAGCTTGCATTGCAATAATATTGCTGCTCTCTACTTGCAAAATCAAAATCAAGTGCATAAATTTGATAATAACCATCCGTACTTGGTAATTTTACACTCTTTGTTTGAATCCAATCACCAAGAAAAACCGACGCATCAATTAAAAACTTAATCTTTATGCCGTATTCATCAGGTTCGGGAATGCCAATCATTCCCGTATCTTTAGAAACCAATTTCGCTGTTTTATCAGGGCGCTTTTGAATCTTATCCACAACCTTGATGACGCCGTTATCTTCATACATTGTAACATCATCAAGTTTATTAAATTTTTTGATTAATTCTGCATAAGAACCTGTAAAATTAAATACATCAATCGTTTTTGTACTTGTTGCCTGCCAATCAAAAGCCAGACCTAAATTATTTGCAATACTTTCAGCTGTATCTTTTGTAGTTGTATTAGTAAGGCCATAGCTCAAAGGAACCCTGTTTTGATAAAAAAGACTTTTTGCCTTTATATTAAGCCAGGTATCTGGCATATCAGATGGTAGTGCATTTTCTATGTCACCTGAAAAAATACGTCCCCAGCCTTTTTTCTCGTAACCCGCATAAATATTGATTTTCTTTTTAACCTTAGGTTTAATATATGGAGAGGTAAAGGTTGTTAAGTATTCGATATCAGAACGGGCAAGATTTGCAACAGACACACTTGCTTCAGATAAAGTGCTTCCCATTTTACGACTGACCTTGCCCTTAATTGCAAGACCTTCAAGGCGTTTAAGCTGGCGATTACCGTTATCGTTACATTCAACTTCTATAAAGCATACGCGTCTATCAAGCATTTTCCAGTTCGTCTTTTGTTGCAAAATATAATTTACAGGTTTTGCCAAAATTTTCATAATTGGGATAAACAAATTCAGAAGTTTCAAAAATGAAATTGCCACCCAAAATATCAACCATATAGGAATATGGTATAACCGGCTGATTAGGATAACAAATAAATGGTATTCCAATTTGTTGGCTATTAACAAAAACGCTCATCAAAAGACCATCATTACGCTTTGCAAGAGAATATGGATGCTGTTCTCTATTTCTTCAAGAATAATGTCAAATTCCTGATTGGCATTTTCATTATTTAAATCAATTTCATAAATCATACTAGGTTCTGCCGCCAAAAATAACTGATTTAAGCCAACTTCTCTTAGCCGGCGCAGGTTTTGCCTGTTTTACTCCACTGTTAATCCTTGATGTATTTGAAGCATTTTTTGCTTTTGGAAGGTTTGTATAAGTAGGAGTTACCTCCTGCGCCTCTCTAAAATTAATGCTATACAAGGTTTTATCAAAAACACTGCCTGTAATTTCATAAGGTTTAGAATTAATAACAACTTTATCAATTATTTTGTTGCCGGCGCGTATTCTAAGCTGTGCCCCTGACAAATAAAGATATTCAAGCTCTTTTAAGGTGTTTGCATCATCATTTGAAATGTATGCTTGAATAGCAACGCTTTTGGGCTCAAATACTTCGTAATCAACTATTACAGCCCCTGTTTCAATAGGATGTTCAAAAACCTTGGCGGAATCTTCCACCGCAATTCTTGAAATTTCAAGCTTTGATAAAACCTCAACAGGGGGTTCTCCATCTGTACGCCAAACGATAAATTTGCGGATGTCTGCACCTGTATTGGCAATCAGAAGGATGAGATTTGTTGCTTGAATTAAAGTTGACCCTAAATTCATATTGCAATTCCATTATCAAATTCACTTAAAACAGAACCATAGAGTGCATTTGCAACGCCTTTCGGGTCGCTTGCCTGGGTTTGGATTGTAAGCTGCGAAATATTGACGTTTTTGTTTGAATTCCTTGAATTATTGATGCTGTTAGCGTTTGATGTGTTATTTTGATTTCGAGCCATTGTTTGATAGTAATTAGAGGTTACACCAGTTGGAACAGAATTCATAGGGTTATTATTAGCCGTAGCGAGAGCCTGCTGCGCTGTAGTTACAACGGTGTAGGCTCCGGTTATAGGGTTTGACATTCCGATAAGCTTTTTAAGGGGTTCAGGCAAAGAATTCCAAAAGTTTTTGGCCTTTTGGGCTAATTCGGCAATTTTTCCTCCTAATGATTTACACCACTCAATGGCTCTATTAAACCATTGGCCTATATTTTGAAGAGCACCTGTAATATCCGCTCTGAGTTTTTCTGTGTCCACCCCCATCCTTTTTAAAATATCCCCTATAATACTTTCGCCTCCTTGAATAAAAACAATCAGGTCTTGGATAATTGCAATTAGCGCTGCGATTGCGGCTGCAATCGCAATTATTATTAAAACTACAGGATGTTTTTCTAACAAACCTACCGCCATTGATAACAAATTAACTGCCGCCACAACTGCACCAATTGCAACAGCAATACCAAGAAATACGCCTGCAATTTTTACCGCACCTTCATGCTCTGCCAAAAAATCTGTAAGACCTCTTACAATCTTTGCGACAGCTGTTATTGCAGGCAAAAGCATTCGATAAATCGCGCCAAAGATACTTTCCGTGCCCATTCGGATATCATTTTGGATTTGGCGGTAGTCTCGCATACGCTGAAGGTCTTCTTTGGTATAAAGTTTATACTTGTCTGCCCGTTTTAATTCTTCCCTATAGCGCTCGACACCTTGAATTAAAAGCCTTGTCGTACCTTCATCAATCCCTAAAGAATTTGCAAGGTCCCATTTTTGAGCATCCGTTTTCAGGGTTTCCATTTTTCGGGCAATATTTTCAAGCTCAGTTTCAGGGTTCTTATACCCTTTAGCGCGAAGGTTTTCAATAGTTCCAGCCGTACCTTCAGTAGTACCGCCATATTTAGAAGAAGCATTGCTTAAAGCCTGCAATTTGTCGGTTGCAATACCCGCTTTTTGTGCAAGAAAATCAAGCTGTTCTCCCTGTTCGTAAAATTCAAGAGATTTTTTAAGAGTGACACCAACGGTGGCAAGAAGACCAAGGGTTTTAACAAGACTGCCAAAATTCTTTTTCATCTTTAAAAGCTGCGCAGAATTGGACCCTTGCATTGTTTCCACTTCTTTTCTGAATTTTTCAGCGCCTCGTTTGGCTTGCTCAAGGTCGGATTCAATGCTTTTATAGACATCGGAATCCTTTTCACCTTGTTTTTCGAGGTCTTTCAGGGCACCTTCACAATCTTTGACCTTCTGCTCATAGTTATCAAGCTCTTTTTGAGAGCGTTTAAGATTTTGCTCAAAATCGTTCAAGCCTTCGGAATTAAAACCGATTGCAAATAAATCAAGCAATCCTGCCATATTATTTTCCCTTCATTTGCGCTTGTGAGATAAGATATTCGTTATACTTTGTGATTGCTTCGGCTTCATAAATTTGAAGCGCATCTTCAAGAGTATAGACTGTTTTTAATTCGATGTAGCTTGCTTTTCCGCTTGCGATAATTTGTCCAATAAACCCGTCAATATTGCGGAAGCTTTCGATTCTGCAAGGGAGAGACCCTTGTTCAAGAAATCTAAGAGCTTCCCGTTTGCGAAAAAATCGTAATTGTATGCAAGGCATTCATTTTCAAGCTTAATCAATGTATCAAAATCAGGAATGTGATTATCAATTAAAGCCTTTGAAATTAAAGGAACATTCGGGCGCCCGTCAGTATAAACTCTTTCACAATAAGAAAGCATTTTATAGGCCATTTCTTCTGCCTGCGAAAAATTGCTTATAAGGGGAACAAGGCCTGTCGGAAGTTTAAATATAACCTCTTGCGCAACAGTACAAGGCATTTTAGAGATTACAAATTTATGGCCGTTGATTTCAACCGTTTTAGGTTCCAAAAGATTTGAATTTGTGACTGTGGTCTCGTTTGATGGGGCAGATTGAGCTTTAGGTGTTTCGAAGTTTTTTCTCAAATTGAAATTAAAACCGTTCATAAAATCCCCCTAAACCGCATCTTCAAACACAAAACCATAAGTTTTGGTTTTAATTCTGCCATCACCGCCATAAGTATAACCAACAGTACCTGTTTTGATAACGCCGTTTTTATAGGTTTTAATAACCCCCGTAACAGGATTTGTAGCGGTAATTTGAATAACATCTTTTTTCGGAAAGCGGTTTTTAGCTCCACGATTTGCATTAAACAGTAAATCCATTAAACTATCATCTTCTGTATTTGGAATAACAGGCACATTAACTTCAATCCCGTTAACGGTTTTCCATACAATAAGGTCACCATTAACACCTGAAGCATTGCCCGCAATTTCATTATCCCCGGATGGACCAAAATCCCCATCTTCAGGAAATGCTGTAATTAATATACCCAAAGGAAATGTGACAGAGGCTTTAAGCCTGACTGCTATTCCTATTGAAGAAACATCTTGCATATTAAACTCCTATATTAAAATATTTGAACCTGTAACTTTTCTTATGACATCATTTTTCATATAAATAAGGGTATATTCACCCACATAAATTGTGCTGTCGCCTTGAGTTTGAGGCACAATTTCCACGCCTTTATAATACCCGTTGTTTTGAACATCAAGCCAAGTATTCTCATCACCTGTTAATTGAGTGATATAGGCTTTTTCTGCGGTTGTTAAAACCTTTCCGTTTGCAAATACATGGTTTGTAAGAGCTTTTTCTGCATTATCTTCCAAGATGCCGCTTAAAATTGCTTCACCGTCTTTGTCAGCTGAAATAAAATCAAGCCCAAGCATTGTATTCAGAATATCTGTAGCAATAGAATCTTTAAGCCAAGCTTCATTATCAAACACGGCTGTATCAACACCATCGGTGTTAAAACCGTTTTGATAGAAAGCCAAGGTTTTGCCTGATTTTTGGGTTTGCCCGTTATAGTTAATCAAAAGTTTATCAAGGGTTTGATAAAGATTTCCATCATTAACACCAACCGCAATAGGCTGAGCGGGAAATTCTTGGAACATATAATTTTTAACGGCGTTTTGGCTGTCATAGTTTGTAGTTGCAGGCAATATCGCAGACATAATCCAAGCAGGATTTAATCCTGTAATTCCATAATTAATATTGTAATGGGCAGTTAAGCCTGAATACTTGGAGGCCGTTTGGATACCTTCCTGATAATTTGAAGCACCAAGGTCAAAACAAAATCTGTAATTAAAGTTTTGTTCAGCCGTCCAAGAACTGATTAAATCTAAATTTGAATAAGCATCGGAAGGGTTTAAGAACCCAAAGGTTAAAAAGTTTGAGCTTATATCAATTGTTTTATTTAAGGTATCGGTAACGCTTTGCTCGGCTGTTCCATCAGATAGAACGGGAGCGCTTGCAACATCCCAACCAAGCAGGCTCGAAAGGTCAACACCTTCAGATGTAGCAGAAGCAAAATTGATTGAATTTACGCCTGTCTCCCCGCCGGTTAATTCAAAACTTGAATTTGAGGGGTTAAAAGCTACTGTCGCATTTGTCCAAAGCGCACCGCCATCCGTATTGGTTCTGATGGCTGCCTGAATTACCGTTGCAACATCAGCGTAGGCTTCAATATTCGATAAATCAATATCTTTTAATTCAAATTCCGTTCCGCCCAAATTGATATTCATTGAGCCGTTTGTTATAGCCTTAAAAGTGGCA